AAGCAAGAGCTAAAAGCTTTGCAAGATGAAATAGAAAGAGATAAAGAAAACACAACACTTGCAAGATTTATAAGAAACCTAGAATCAAGAATCTATGCACAATTATCAAGACAGCTTGTAGAAAATTTATTTGGAGAAACTCCAAGCGATAGTGGTGTATTAGAATTGGAAGGTAACAGAATAGAGTATAATGTTGTTGATGAAATTATAACTTTAAACATAACAGACTCAGATGGTAATACGACAACTATATCCCTTCCTATTGGTAGCTTTACTTTCTAGCTGCGCAATAATAATAGATCCGTTAGAAAACAACCTACCACCTATACAAAAGATAGAAAAACCTGAGATAGGTACATTGCTTGTGCCTGAACTTGCAAACATACAGTCTGCAAATAAAACAAACCCAGTTGTCGCTATATACACAGGTGGTTTTACAGACCAAACAGGGCAAAGAAGAAGTAATAGTTCTTACGCAACCTTTTCATCTGCGGTAACACAAGCACCAGACGCATACCTTATAAGAGCGTTAAAACACGCAGGAAGTAATAAAGATGGTTTCTTTGATGTAGTTGAGCGTGTTGGTTTAGATAACGTAACCAAAGAACGTCAAATCATACGAAGTGCTAGACAACAAAACAAAGATAAAAAGAAGCTTCCAGATTTATTATTCGCAGGTTTGATAATGCAAGGTGGCGTGATATCATACGAAAGTAATGTAAAGTCTGGCGGTGCTGGTGCTAGATACTTAGGCATTGGAATGTCTAGGCAATACAAGCAAGACACCGTAACCATATCTTTACGAACTGTATCTGTAAGTACAGGTAGAGTGTTACTAGAAGTATTGGTAACTAAAACAATATTAAGTGCATCTATCGATCAAGATGTTTTTCGTTTTATTACTGACAACACCGAACTAGTAGAAATAGAAAACGGTTTAGTCAGAAACGAGTCAATCAATATAGCACTACAGACAGCAATAGAAACTGCTGTGCTACAAACAATTAAAGAAGGAACAACCAGAGGATATTGGAATATAAATGAACAAATTAAAACTATTGATTGCAATGATGATTGTATCGCCTCTATACGCGGCTGATAACGAAATATACATTGACCAAAGCGGTTCTACAGCAAACATTGACCTAGAGCAGTTAGGATCATCTAACATTATTGGCGGACTTAATTCTGTTGCAGGTACACTTACAGCATTAGACTTAGACGGTTTAAACCTAACATTAGACATAAACCAAATAGGTAATACTAATAAATTTTTAGGTGATATTCTTGGTGACAACATTACTGGTTTCTTTGAGTTTGACGGAGATAGTAATACTTTTACTATACAAGGCGACCCAACAGATACCTATGGTATAGATAGTTCTGATTTTAATGTAGATGTTACTGGAAGCTCCAATGACTTTACATTAGACGTTGGTACATCTGCACTTGCAGGCACGCTTGACTTAGACTGGATAATTAACGGCGACAGCAACACATTTGATTTTGATATAAACTATGATGGTGCTACTAACTATGTTGATGTAGATGGGGATAGTAATACAGTAAACTTTACAGGAAGTGGATATGCAGGCGGATATTTCTATCTTGACCAAACAGGCAACAGCAGAACATTTAATATTATACAGTCGTCAACCCTTGCTAGTGATTGGTTACAGATTAACTCTACTGGTTCTAACGGTACTATTTGTGTCGTTCAGAACGATGGCGGAACAAGCACAAGCTGTTGACGTAGGCAACATATCTGAATTAACTGGCGAAGCTAGTGTTGTTAGGGATAAGTCTTATAACGCTAAACTAGCATTTAACATCCAACAAAACGATGAAGCTGTAACAACTGATGGTCGTATGGCTATCAGATTCTTAGATGACTCACAAGTAAAGCTAACAGAACATTCGCAACTTACCATAGACGAATATATCTTTGACCCTAACCCTAGTAAATCTAAAATGGCTATTACCTTTGGTTTAGGTACAGCCAGGTTTATTACTGGTGGTTTAAACAAGATAGATAAAAATAATATAAATCTTAAAACTCCTACTGCAAACATAGCAATTCGCGGCACAGATTTTACTGTAACTGTAGATGAAATAGGTCGTAGCTTGTTAATTTTATTACCTGATATCAATGGTTTATCTAGTGGTGAGATAGTTGTTACTACAGCTATGGGTACAGTAACATTGAATAAACCCTACGAAGCTACAACAGTAGATGTATTTGAAAAGTCACCTACACCCCCTGTAATCTTAGACTTAACCCTAGACCTTATAGACAATATGCTTATTGTTAATCCACCAAAAGAAGAGGTGGTTATAGAAGAAACCACACAAACACGAAAGAAAAACATACTGGATTTTAATGACTTAGATATAGATTACCTAGAAGAAGATTTTTTAGATTCAGATAAAGAACTAGAGTTTACAGAGTTAGATATAAATTATCTTGATGTAAACTTCTTAGAAGATTTACTAGATGTAATAGATGCACTACAAGAAATAAAACAAGAGGATCAACTAGCACAAGATGCTACATCTACAAACATAGTTGGTACACAATTAGGTCAAGACCTACAAACACAGATAACATCTTTTGTGACAGGTGAAGTATTAACACTTATGCGTAGTGTCAGCGATGCTGCTAGAGTAGATATAGATTCTGCTGGTAGTTATACTGTTATCTTTATACAAGATGGTACATCAAATATTGTAAAGATAAACGGTGGTACTGGCAGCACTATCAAAATCACTCAAAGTAATTAATGAAACGACTACTATTCACCATACTTATAATACTAGGATTGCCTTTAGTATTTCAAAGTACGCCTACGGAAATACTAAAACTAAAAGTCTTTGATTATCTTGTACCCCAACAACAACCATCTGGTTACTTTACTATTTTAAATATAACCGAAGAAGATATAGATGCAGAAGGCGGTTGGCCAATACCAAGGCAAAGACTAGGAAAAATACATAAACAAATTATAGATGCTGGTGCGTTAGGTGTGGGTTGGGTTGTTAGTTTTCCGCATCCAGATAGATTTGGTGGTGATGAATTTTTTGCAGACTCTCTTGCTTATGGTACATCTATTTTGGCTTCATTTGAATACCCAAATCAAATATACCCAAAAACTGTTGGTACGGTAATCAAAGGTCCTGATGTTGGTGGTATGCTAGCAAAGGGTGTGGTACAGAATACTCACAACCTCAGAAGAAACTATATACAAGAAGGTATATCTGCTGCACCCACCGATCTTGATAATCTAGTTAGACGTATACCCTTACTACTTAGAACACCAGACGGTTATGTTAGTTCCTTTGGTACAGAGGTGTTAAAAAGTTTAGTAGGCGCAAAAACTTACATCATTACAACTAATGACATTGGTATACAAGAAATATCTGTCAGAGGATTGCCACCAATCAAAACAGACAGTCTTGGTCGTAAATGGATTAGTTGGGTAGATACACCGCAAACTAATTTACAAGAATTAGATGTTGCAAATAAATTTGTATTTGTTGGTATTACTGCTCCAGGAATCATGCCACAAGTTGCAACACCGACTGGATTATTAGAGCCACATAAAATTCAAGCTGCATTATCTGAGTCAATACTCATAGAAAACTCTCCAAGGATTCCAGATTGGTCATTAGCTGCCGAAATTTTGATTTTTGGAATTTTTGTGTCGCTGACATGGCTTACAATTAATTATCTTGGTGTGGTTAAGGGTTTAAGTATTGCTGTAATTTTGCTCTTCACCACAGGCTTCTCAGGAGTTTTTAGCGTTCAAAAAGGCATTTTGTTGGATTTTTCATGGACTTTTATCTCACAAATCATAACTTCTACTGTTGCCTTCTATGTAAATTACAAAAAGCAATATAAATTGCGTCAACAAATTAAAAAACAGTTTGAGCATTATTTAGATCCTAGACAAATAAAACGATTACAAGATAATCCTGACTTACTAAAACTTGGTGGTGAAAAAAAAGAAGCTACATTTTTATTTACAGATGTTAGAGGTTTTACATCTTTGTCAGAAAAACTAGCACCAGAAGAAGTAACCAAGATTATGAACAAGGCTTTGACCATACAATCAGATGCTGTGCAAAAACACGGAGGTATGGTAGATAAGTATATTGGTGATGCAATGATGGCAATATTTAATGCACCAATAGATTTAGAAAATCATAGAAGCAAAGCTGTAGAAACTGCTATAGAAATAAAAGAAAACATGAAGAAAGCAAACCTAGGCATTGATATAGGCATAGGTATTAATACTGGTACAGCTGTTATTGGTAACATGGGAAGTGACACAAGATTTGATTATTCTGCTATCGGAGACTGCGTAAATACAGCAGCTAGACTAGAATCTGCAACTAAAGAAGTAGGAAAAGATATATTGATTGGTTATTCTACTGCCATAAATTGTAAATTTAAGTTAAAATTATTAAAACCGATAAGTGTAAAGGGCAAAAGCCAAAAACTATCGATATATACAATAGATGAGGAAAGATTATGCCAAAAGGAAAAGGAACATACGGAAGCAAAGTAGGTAGACCACCTAAAAAGAAAAAAATGAAGAAAACTAAAAAATGATTGATAAACTTATAGGTCCAGTAAGCGACATAGTTAATAAGCTAGTCCCTGATAAGGACTTACAAGCAAAACTAAACCATGAACTTAAAACCGAACTTCATAAAGCGAATATGGCTCAAGTGGAAATTAATAAAATTGAAGCTGGCCATAAATCTATATTTGTTAGCGGATGGAGGCCGTTTGTGGGTTGGACTTGTGGCGTTGCTATGCTTTATCACTTTTTGTTGCAGCCTATTATCATCTTCTTACTCTCAGCATTTGGAATATCTTTTATATTACCATCCTTTGACATGGGATCATTAATGACTGTATTAATGGGTATGTTAGGACTTGGCGGATTGAGAACTTTTGAAAAAACTAAAGGAATAGCAAGAAAATGAGTTGGGATAATTTTAAACTAGAAGAATTTGCTTGTAAGCATTGTGGTGAAAACAAAATAGAACATGAGCTTATAGACAAGTTACAAGCACTTAGAACTGACTGTGGTTTTCCATTTAAGATAACAAGTGGCTTTAGATGTGCAGACCATCCTGTAGAAATAAAGAAATCAAAGCCAGGTACACACGCATTAGGTTTAGCAGCTGACATAGGTGTACGAGGTAAACAAGCATTAGAAATTATATCTAAAGCTAGAGACTATGGATTTACTGGTATTGGTGTAAACCAAAAAGGTGGTGCTAGGTTTATACACTTAGATATATCTAAAGACTCACAAGGTCGACCAAGACCACACATTTGGAGTTACTAATGGATCCATTAATGTATTGGAATATTGTTATTACTTTGGTGATTGCTCCAATCATTCATGGTATAAGAAGCAACGCGACAGAGCTTAAAAGAGTTGATATACTACTCAATAAGACTCGCGAAGAAGTAGCAAGAAGTTATGTTACTAAAGAAGAATTTGCAATAAGCATAGATAGAGTTATAGATCGTTTAGATAAACTAGACGCAAAGATGGACAAGTTAATTACAGGTTAATATGGCAATAGAACTGAATCAAAGAGAAATAATAGAAGCATTAGGCAATTTAGATTTTAATACCATGGGCGCAAAAGGGTTAAGTGGATTGGGTTCTATACAAAATATAGGAACAAATCTTGCAGGCGGTCCTAGCAATTTTTTACAAAATATACCCAACATACCACAACAACAAGGCCCTGTATTAGGCCCAGATGATTTTGGTAGTTATACAATACCTTTTTCAGATCCTACATATCGTTCTGGTTTTGATTATGCTCGTTCTATAGCAGGCGGTATGCCAATGGAACAAGTCATTGCACCAGGCGTAAGTTATTCTCCAGAACAACCAGGCGGTTATACACAAGAACAATTAAACATACCTAGAGATGTAGAAAAACTTACACCTCCAGCAATAACTTATGAAACTCCTGACGATCCAACATTTTTTGGCACAGGTATTGGTGGTGTAAATATACCAGTTGATAGAAAAGATATACCGTTTAGAAATATATTTGGTGGTGTTCAAATACCAGATGTGCCACCTGTAAGTGGTTTACAAGACATAGGTAAATTATTTGATTTTGATTTTGATAGAGAAGCTATTGAAAAAATAGTACAAGAGCGAATTGCTGAAAGTATGCCAACGATTGAACAACCAGATTTATCACAGTTTGTAACGCGAGAAGATATACCATCACTAATACCAGAAGTTCCTACAGGTAGAGAATTTTCTATAGATAGAGAAGCATTAAGAAAAGAACTTATGGAAGATATGAGAGGAAGTATTAATATTCCTGATATAAGCGGTCTTGCTAGACTAGAAGATATACCTACATTTGACCCTGACATATTAAAACAAGATATTTTAATGTCGATACCACAACAACGAGTACCAGATGTTTCTAAGTTTGTAACACAAGATGATATTACTAAAGCAATATCTGGTATAGATATGCCAACCTTTCAACAGCCTGATTTATCAGCTTATGACACAAGAATTGCAGAGTTAGAACAACAACTTGCTGGTTTACAAACACCAACTGGCGGTAGATTTTCTGTAGACCAACAATTACCTAGGGGATTATTTTAATGTCGGTATCACACGAAGAAGTAGTTAAAGCTGCGCAAGCTGAACAAATATTAACATCAGAAGTTTTTAAAGAAGCAATAGAAAATCTTAAAAACGAATATATAACTCATTGGTTAAACTCAAGAGAAATAGATGATGTTACTGCTAGAGAAGATATCCACAGATCATTATTACTATTACCAGAGGTTGAAAGGCATCTGCGTATCATTGCAGAAAAAGGCAAACTAACAAAAGCTAATATAAACAAAATTAGAAAAATCGGCTAAACCTTCCCTTTTTACACATTATTAAGCTAAAATACCCTTAAATACATTAAGGAGTATTTATTATGGCAATAACGGATAAACCGACTGCTTTACAAACTGATAAGGAAGTTACTACTTCTATGTTTGAAAGTTTCTTAACCCCTGAAGAGGACAAGGTTGAGGATGCAGTCACAGAAACAGAAGAAGTAACTGAAGAAGAAGTCCTAGAAGAAGAACTTGAAGAACCTGAAGCTCTTGAAGAAGATGTAGAAGATGATGAAGAGTTTGACGATGAGGACGAAGAACTAGATGAAGAACAAACCGATGTTGAAGAGGAAGCCTTGCAACCTCAGACATTTACAGTAAAAGTAGATGGTCAAGAAGTTGAGGTGACGCAAGAGGAACTCATCAACGGATATTCTCGTCAGCAAGATTATACGCGCAAGACACAAGAACTCTCTCAACAGCGTAAGACTATTGAGCAGCAGCAAGCAGAGTTAGCGCAAAGAGATGCGATTTATTCGCAGTTGTTACCGAAGATGGAAGCCCAATTAAAGGGCGAATTGGCTAACGAACCAGATTGGAACGCTTTGTATGAAGATGATCCTGTTGGTTATGTTCGCGAAAAACAACTTTGGGATGAAAAGAAAGAAAAGCTTAGTGCTGTAAGTGCTGAACAACAAAGACTTCAACAAGAAGCCTTGGTTAAACAGCAACAACAGATTGCACAATTTGTTGAATACGGTAATCAAAAGCTTCTTGAAATAATCCCTGAGTGGCAAAACCAAGAGGTTGCTACAAAAGAAAAGTTGGCTATTAGCGAATATGCCGTGAATACTTTAGGTTATACACCTGAGGAAATTCAACAGGTTTATGATTATCGTGCTTTGCTTGGTTTAAGAAATGCTTGGTTAAACTCTAAAACAGTTGAAGCCACAAAGAAAAAACCAACACAAAAAGCACCAGCAAGAGTGGCCAGACCTGGTACTACTAACCGACCTAAATCGGCAGCACCTGTGAAAAAAGCAAAACAGAAGTTGGCCAAAACTGGAAAAATTCAGGATGCGGCTAAAGTATTTGAACAATTAATTTAATAGGAATATAAAATGGCTAAAGTAACTAACGCTTTTGACACATATACGGCTACTGCTGACAGAGAAGATTTAAGTAATATTATTTACAACATCTCTCCAATGCAAACTCCGTTTATGTCATCAATTGGTAAACGAAATATTAAAAACGTAGTGTTTGATTGGCAAACAGAATCATTACCTACTCCAAGTGCGAGTGGTCAGCTAGAAGGTTTTGAACTTTCAAGAGCTGCTGCTACAGCTACAACAAGAGTAAGTAATGTTGCAATGATCTCATCAAGAGATGCAACTGTAACTGGCTCACAAGACGCTTCAGACCCAGCTGGTAAGAGATCAGAAATGGCTCACCAACTAGCTATTATGGCTAAAGCTCTTAAAAGAGACATGGAAGAAGCTCTATGTAAAAATGGTGCTAAAACAACTGGTGACGCTACAACAGCTAGGGTAACTGGTGGTTTTGAATCATGGATTACATCTAACGATTCAAGAGGTACTTCTGGTGCTTCTACTGGTGGCGGCGCTGCTCCAACAGACGGAACTCAAAGAGCTTTAACTGAAACTCTACTTAAAGATGTTTTACAACTTGCTTTCACAAATGGCGGCGAGCCATCAATGGCAATTTGTGGACCACATAACAAACAAGTTATTTCTGGTTTCACAGGTAGAACTCAAGCTAGACAAATGATCGATGCTAATACTGTAGAAGCTTCAGTATCAGTCTACTCATCTGACTTTGGTGAACTAAAAATCGTTCCATCAAACAGATCAAGAGAAAGATCATTACTATTAGTAGATCCAGAGTTTGCAAAAGTGTCATACTTAAGAGACTTTAAAACTGTTGATATCGCTACTATTGGTGATGCTGAAACAAAAATGATTGTTGTTGAGTATGGGTTAGAAGTATCTAACGAAGCTGCTCACGGAGTCGTTGCTGATTTATCAACATCATAATATTGATATATAGCTTAAAGGGATGTTTCGGCATCCCTTTTTTTTGTGCTAAAATCTCTACATGGCAAAAACTACATTAATAGATCATAAAAAAGGTTTGCAATCTATTTTTGCAACCGAAGATGAGAAAGTTGTTTATCAAACAAAACAAGATATACAACCTACTTTAGATTATGTAAAACACCTGTCTGAACATACACCAGGTAAAGATTTTCGTCATGTAGCAGAAATACCCATGGTAATATACCAAAAAGCTTTAAGAGAAGGTTGGGCTAAAGATTCTGCACAATGGAAGAAATGGTTAAACCATTCTGATAACAAACCCTTTAGGACATGGAAAGGTAAAGTATGACATATGATGAATTAAAAACTAATATTGCAAATTTCTTAAACAGGTCAGATTTAACAGACCAGTTAGACTTTTTTATTGATGCAACAGAAGGTGAATTTAACAGAAGATTAAGAACCAAAGACATGATTAAACGTGCTACTGCTACAGCAGATGCACAATATATGTCATTACCAACAGATTGGTTAGAAGCTATTAATATAGAAATTACATCAAACGATTTTAGACCGTTATTTCAACAGTCTATTGAATCACTAGATGTCTATAGAAAAGCTAATAATAACGTAACTGGTCAACCAATTTATTATGCAATCGTAGATAATTCATTAGAGTTAGCACCTACCCCTGACACAAGTTATACGCTACAATTAACATACTATGGCACTATTGATGCTTTAAGCAGTTCTAATACAACGAACTTTATATCCACAGGATATCCAGATGCTTACTTATATGGTGCTTTAAAACACGCTTCTATCTATCTAATGGAAGATGAAAGAGTGCCGTTATTTACAGCACAATTTGAAAAAGCATTAGAAGAGATGAGAATGGAACAAGAGAAAGCAGAATTTGGCAAAGGATCTCTAATACAAAGAAGAAGAACTTATGGCAAGTCTGGTAAAAAAATGTATTATTGGAATAATAATTAGGAGATAAAATGGCTGGATTTAGTGATTATTTAGAGGATAAAGTATTAGACCATGTATTTGGTGGTAATGCTTATACAGCACCA